CACCGGTTTATTGAGGGGGAAGATTTCCGCATCCGCATCGCTGGCCGTGCAGACCATGCCGACAATGGCGGTGGATACGGTGGAAATGACGCGGGTGCCGTCGTTAATCTCCAGCACCTGCACGCCATGATGATAGTCGCTCATCCGTTTAACTCCGTGGTTAATGGGTGCAACTATTTTCTGTTGGGCAGTGCATGAGACGCCATTTGACCTGGCTGGTCAGTGGATGAAACAACAGATAAAGAAAATGCGGGCAATTCGCCCGCCTGTCCTGATTTGCACACACTCATTTTCCGACTGACAGTTTACATAGCCCAAAAGTTATCAAATCTGACAGTCTGCTTTGAGCAAGAAGCGGACATTTGCCTGTCAGGGTATATGCCGCTCTGTGGTTATTATCCAGAATCAATAATTCATCTGAGTTGGATGACATATAAAACATAGTTACTCCATGAATAACCATTAGCAGATTATCAATTATGTAAATCTTTTGTTTTATGTTCTTTAGCGTATTGTGACAACAAATGGCTATAGCGTTTAAGCAAAATATTAGAAAGATTAAGCTCATTCATGAAGTGTTCTTCTAATAAGTAACCATCAATATCAACTTTAATATCATTACCACTTTTCATCTTCTGTAACGTAGATTTCACACGCTCCAGCAGGATGCTTTGCTCATGGTAATAGTCCATAAGAAGAGTAACATCCTCTTTATCAAGCTTACTTAATTCGCTGAAGTAGGATTTAAACACTTTATCAGTCTGGTTTAATGCAATCTGTAAGCGAGGCCCCCCTAATGATTTGACATTAATGGCAAAAGGCTCGCCAACAAAATGCTCCGAATTTTCGTCAAAGCCAATATATCTCGTTTTATCAAGAAAAGTGAGAGCGCGATGGTTATTAGCGATTTCATATGCAAACATTGTTCTGATACTGTCCCTCTCAGCCTCCATGCTTATATCATCACGGTGATTTGTATAAAATATATTTCCAACAAAGAGAACCATAGCAAGAATCACTGAACTTGCCTCCCAGTTAATATTTTTAAATCGTCGCTTAGTAAACATACCGCACCTTAATTATCAAAAATATTCCTTCAGTGTTATCTGGTTAGCCTAAACCAAGTCATTAAAGTCCGCAGGATATCATATACATAAAATGTATTGATTAGAATTTGCACTAATAAAATAATGCTTTACTGAAATCTACTCCAGACATAGAGCGGCCTGTCAGATTAGGCTTTACTCTGTGCCATAGATATGTAATCTCACACCAGAGCTTATACAACTTATTGCGGCATTTCCGGCCATTCAGGATTTACAGGATCCACACGGCTGACCAGAACGCTGTAGCGTTCCCATGACTCCAGTCGTGCACGTTCCTCATCCGTCGCCATATTCAGCCTGACAGCGCGTTCCAGTGGCTGAATAACGCTTTCCGCTTCGGAAAGTAATGCGGCCTTTTGTGATTCTGCCTGTTGTTGCTGTTCATCTGCCGTATAAATCCGTTTAACCACAGCACCATCCTTAAACATCCATTTACCTGAGTCGTCAGCACGTCGGTTGGAGGTAATATCAGGAACCTCAACAACGCTAAAACCTTCAGGGTTAAGCGTTGAAGCATCTCTGGTGATAGCGACAATAATATTATTTTCATCGTAAACAATCTTTATTGTGTCTGGCTGAAAGTTCTTCACTTCCTCATACCAGTTTTTTCCATCCTCAGAGTAAAGCCAGATAACTCCGTGTTTCTTTGTTAACTCATACTGTTCCAGTGTTTTAGCGTTACCCGCTTTTATGTTCTTTAAGTGCATCATATTAAACGCTCGCTACATTATACCAGGTGCCATTTATATACTTTTGAACGGGTCTGTAATAAACGCCCGCTATATTATCGGCAGAGTTGGACCCTGTATCCTGAACATTAATACCAGACAATACATGACCTGACGGGCACTGGAAATTCCATGTTTGCCAGTTGTTCACTCCATAATATTGCTGTGAACCAAGTCGAACATCTTTCACATATCTGGAATCAAAATTGCCATAGTTGCCAGGAATAACTTGCGAGCCACAAAGCCAGTTACCGTTATTATCCATGTACGCCTGACCATCGGTGCCATTGGCTGTCCTTGAGTTATTAATCATGTAGATGCCAAATTGCTTATTCCCCAGTCCACCAATCATAAATTTGCGATCAGCGTGGTCCTGACGAAGTAATGCCTGCGCACCATCGGTGGATACCGCATTGCGTCCCAAAATAACATTCTGGTCACGCATATGAATCCACATGCCGGTACTACTGTTAATTGCAAAACGTTTTGCAAATATATCCCCTGTAACATCAAGACCATGCCCCATGCTTATCCGACCAGTTCTGAGATTAAGCGTAAAGGGGCGTAGTGGCCCTATATCACCATTTTCTCCCTCATTCTCTCGTGTAGGGATGATATGCAGGCATTCTTCAGAACGACGAAAAATAGCACCAAAAGATGAATTAAATATCCTCAGTGCATTGACTGTCGATATTTTTACTTCACTGCTGAAAAGGGCTTTAACAAGAACATACAAAGCATCCCATTTAAGATTCATCAGGTCTTTTGTTGTGGTGCTCTGGCGGCTTCTCCATTTGAAATATTCATTGCCGTTGTCGCCTGCTTCAAACCACATGTATGAATCAGTGTCACCATCGGCATCATTTTTAAATCCAATCTTCGCCCAGTCAGTATTTCGAATCCAGGCAAGGATTGAGTCGTTTTCAAAAGTAAGTCCACCGGACAAGGTATCGCCATTTTTTTGCACGGCGTTCCCGGCTCGGTTTACCGTTTCCTGTAAACCGAGATATTCGATAACGGCGGCAACGGTCGATTTCGCCAGAATATCCCGCCCGACTTTTGTCAGGGTTGCCAGGCTGGCAACATCATTCCCCGTAAAATACGGAAACCTGTCTGCCGCAGTAGCAAGCCCCGCCAGTGCCGTCAGGGTGGCATCTTTCGGTTGCTTCCCCGCAAGCGCATTAGTCATGGTGGTAGCAAAATTCGGGTCGTTGCCCAGCGCCGCTGCCAGCTCGTTCAGCGTATTCAGTGCGTCAGGCGACGAGTCTACAAGGGCGGCAATCGCGGTCATAACGAAAGCCGTGTTTGCGATCTGAGTATTATTCGTTCCCTTTGTCGCAGTTGGCGTCGTTGGCGTTCCGGTCAGTGCAGGGCTGTTTAATGGCGCTTTCTTGTTCGTTTCATCCATTACCGTCTTAACGGCTTTCGGCGTTGCAGCCAGTGTTTCAGACGTGCTGTTGGTCGCACTGCTTAACTGAGTAAAACCTTTTGCGGTCAGCGAGGCGTCAGGGTGACGTCGTGACTGTTCATGTTCTGCAATTTTGTCATCAACGTAATCCTGCGTTGCCATCACCGTTGTGGTGTCGATGGTCAGCTCCACTGAGGCCACACTGCTGACGATGATGACCATGCGGCAGGTCTGCGAACGTCCTGAGCCTTCGGCAAGGGCAGGCTTATAACTTTCGGCCATGTTCGCCACGGCAATTAACGTTCCTGCATCATCGTACAGGCCAAGCTCACGCATCCAGAAACCGCCCACCTCCGGCGGAATAACCAGCTCTGCGATAATATAATTACTGTTTCGTTTGTCCTGGCTGATTTTGTTCAGCGCATGTCGCCAGACTTCGTGGATAAGCCCGGTCTGTCCGGCATCCGGGACAGGCAATTTACCACCGCCATCCCCGACGGCCATCGTGGTAATGTTGACCTTCCGCCCTCCCGGTGCGGTTGCCGCTGCCAGCTTTGCTGCACCGGCAGTGGTGATAACGGTTTTGAATTTTGTGCTCATTATTCCTCACTTATCCGGGGTAAACCGTAATTACATCGCCGTCGTAAGCCACACCACCGGCGAACAGGTAGCCGGGAATGTCCCGGGTAATGTTCAGGCCAATAAGGTGGCGGCTTGCAGGTTTGGCATCAGCAATCAGCCGTTCCATTTCCTGATACATTGCCTCTGTGATGCCACTTTCCAGTACACCAATATCAAGCCGGAAGGTGCCTGGCGGGTCACTGTTTTCCCACCACTCCGTCACGTTGATGAGATAGCCGAGCGGCTCCACCACACGCCGGATTGCGCCTATTGTGCCTTTATGACAGTGGATGAAATAGGCATCGCGGATAACGGCGCGTTTTGTCACTTCCGGCCACTTTTCATCCCACCTGTCGACCGAAAACGCCCACGCCAGCCACGGCAGCAGATTTGCCGGGCAGGTGTCCGGGTTCCACAGCTCACGAATCCTGACCGGCGTTTTTTCAATTTCCGCACAGGCTTTTGCGGCGGCGATTTCAAGCGGTGATGAGCCGGTCGGCAGCAGTCGCGAATCACTCATCCGAGCCTCCGGTCACGACGCGGTATTCGGTACAGAAAGACGCCTGCGTACTGTTGAGCACGATGTCGGCCAGTGGTGCAGCCAGTTCGACACGCTGCACACCTTCCACATGCAAAGCGGCATAAATGGCAGACAGACGGATGTCACGCCCCAGCCGGTGCTGTGCCGTGATATACGCTTCCAGTTTTTTCACGGCGGCAGCGCGGATGGGTTCGCTTTCGGGACCAGGGTAAAGGTAAAGCGTGGCGTTTATCTGGTATTCAACGATGGCGGCAGACTGCACGGTCACGCGGTCGGCCACCGGCCTGACGTCCTCGCCATTAAGGGCGTTACGCACCACAGCCAGCAGGTCTTCGGATGCGACGCCGTTATTTTCACGTGACAGTACGGAGATGGTGACGCAGGCCGGAGACGGACTGGTGACAGAGATATCCGCGACACGCCCGTCAGCACTGCGACCATGATACTGATAGGCTCCCACTGACCCGGCGACGCTTAAGCCCTCAAAAGCCTGCTGAATACGCAGACGATAATCGGTGTCAGATTCCATCACTGCCGGTGTCGGTGGGATGGTCGAATCATCTGCCGGGGTGATAGTCAGGCGCGTGGTGTTGTAATTGGCACCAATCACATCAAGGTCATTACCGGCGGCACAGGCCAGCATCACCGCCCGTGCGGCCTCATTCACACGCTGACGCCAGATAAGCTCACGATAAGCATTTTCTTCCAGCAGTTTGACGAGAGGCTCGGATTCCAGTGTCAGGGTACGGGCGACCGCCTCCTGCTGGTCTTCCGGGTAAAGGGAAATCAGTGTCGCCTTGCGTTCGGCGAGAATGGTTTCAAAGTCCAGCTCCTCGACCACATCCGGTGCGGGTAGCTGGTTCAGGTCGATAATCGGCATGGTTTCAACTCACAGGGATGGTTAACGAAAGTGGCTGGCCGGTGTCGTTGTGCTGGCCTGTTAACGTGACCGTCATTCGCCCGTCAAAACTGCGCTCCGTGGTGACGGATGACAGGGTGACGCGGGGTTCCCATTTCAGCACCGCCATGTAACAGGCGACCTTAATCTGCAACTCAAGCGCCGGGGTCTGCGGCTGGTCAATCATTGATGCCAGCAACGAGCCGTAATCACGACGCATCACCCGTGAGCCGACCGGTGTGCGCAGGATATCGCCGATACTCTGGCTGATATGCTCAAGGTCAGTGACCGTCAGGCCATCACTGCGATTCATTCCGAGATAACGCGCTGTCATAAAGGACTCCCGGTTGTGCCGCCGCTGTCGCCGGGGTGTTTATGGGTATGCAGTACCTTACCGTTTGATGAGAGTTCACCGCCGGTGTGTTCAATGTTGCCGCGCATCGTCCCGCCCTTCTGCACTTCCAGCGTGCCGGTAGTCAGTTTGTTAGTGCAGACCACTTCTGGTGTGTCCAGGGTGACGCGGGTTGATGCTTTCACCGTGACCACTGGTACCGTGGCAGTAACAGAATCAGAAGCCGTCACGCTGGCCGTTTTAATTCCGCTTACCGTGAGTGCACTGGTTTCGGGTTCATATTCAATCACCGCCCCGTCAGGGAAACGTATATGCAGGGCATCCGCCGACGCAGACGGCGGAGGGTTATCGCCGGAATAAATCCCCGGCAGAACGAACGCCGTGTCGAGTTCACCGCCCACGGCCAGAATCAGCACCTGTTCCCCCACGGAAGGTGCCCACCATGTGCGCGAACGCCCAGCGCGATGGGTCAGCCACTGAAGCCAGTCGGTGCACATGCCGCCAGTCTGCACACGGCAGCGACCGGCATTAAGGTCGGTTTCGACGATAATGCCAGTGCGAATCATATTGCGTATAAAGCGAAGAATTTCATTGTATTGTGCATTCATTCGATAATAATGATTCTGTACAATCTCGAAGTAAATCACACCACGATTTCTGGTGCACAGAACAACAAGGGACAACAAAATCCATTATGAGTACTTACTTTTTCTCGTCAGAAACAATGAAAGAATTGTTCAAAGATTATCTGGTCTTTTTGAACACGCTGACTCCCAGCACAAACTTTGAATCAAACAGAAACAAAATAATTGCTCAAGCAATAAACTTCATTTCCGAAAACCCTGAAGATTGGGACAAAAAATCCCAGTACAACATTGCTATGATTGGCGACACCTTTAAAAGTTTCTTAAGAGAAAAGGGGGAAGATAACAACAGCATCAACCTTATATTCACTTGCTTTTTTAGATTTATCATTGAACCAAGCATTCTCTCTCCGGAAATAGAGTCTCACTTTTCACCACTAAGAACCATCAAGGATTTTGCTCTGTATAACTATAATGAATTCGATGAGCGGAGCAGAGCACAGATAGACTTTTCTCTTAGAGAACTGCCATTAGCAATGGTTAAAGAAGTTTTAAGCTCCAGCAATGTTGACACATATAAAAAATACATTGATAGTTTAAACGAAGGGCGTCAATTTTTCGAAAAGTGCGACTCCTTCTTAAAGGAGCAACATGCCAAAATAGAGTCAATTAAAGAGTCATTAAAAGGGTATGAGGTCGCATTTAATTTTGTTGGATTGTTTGATGGCTTTAATTCACTTGGCAAAAAGAAAGAAAGTGAAATCATGCTATCAAGAATAATTCTTATCATCTTGGCTATAATCATTCCCTCCCCGCTGATATACTATGGAATGCATAAATTACCAACTCTCGAAACGACAAATGCTGCCACATATTTTATGTCAGCACTACCTTTTGCATCAGTTACATTGATTTTCATGTATTACTTTAGAGTTGTACTGATAAATCATATATCGTTACGAACTCAGATTATGCAAATAGAACTCAGAAAGAGCCTTTGTCAGTTCATTCAGAGTTATAGCGACTATTCCTCAGAGATAAGGAAAAACAATCCGGAAGCGCTTTCAAAATTCGAAGACGTAGTATTTTCAAACATCATGCTATCCGATGATAAGATACCATCTACATTTGATGGCATTGAGCAAATAGCATCGTTAATCAATTCATTAAAAAATGGAAAGTAATGATAAAAGGCCAATAACTGGCCTTTTATTTATTAACATGAAAATTCAAAATAAATTATGCTAATCAATTGATTTCTATCTTATATTCTCAGATGATTAAATCTAACGATTCAGGTGAGCCAGGATAATCTCTTCAATCATCTGCACATCCTCACCGGTAAAGCCAAGCAGAGGACGCGCCGGATAATCAATTTTCTTACCGTCTTTCCGGGTTTCTTCCGACAGACCGAACTGATGCACACTGGCGATTTTCGGTGACTT